ATCCAATGGTTTATAAATAGTTGGCACATGACCTATGGGATAGCCATGATAATGCTCCCAACATTCGCCATTCCATCTCCATACATCATACCCACCTTCAAATGGCCTCGCCCCACACTCACATACAAAATTTTTGGCTCTACCCCAGTCGCTTGCGAACTCCTTGACCTCTTCCGCTGTCATCTCTCTATTCACCTCGGCCTCCCTTCTTTTTCGCTTGCTCAAGTACTCTCTGAAGAAAAGAAATTAATCCCTCAACTTCTTTACGTCCTCGATCTGTCCGCAAATTCAGACTGACGTCCCCATAATGATAAAATTTCCTCTCCTTCACAATAAACCAAAATGCCTTCTTGATCCTCTCCCAAAACGTTCCACCCTCAGGCTCCATCATAATGTCTAAGTCCATATGTTCGTGGTTACCCCAAGCACTATAAAGAAATAACAGATGCACAAAATGTAATTGCCCACAATCGCATCTGACAATATATTCCTCCTCATCTTGCCACACTTTACCGCCTCCTCTTATAGATTGTTCCCGGTCTCTTTCAAGTACCCTTTAACGATCTTAACGGCTTGCTCTATATCATCCGCCCAAACGCTGTACGTATAACCTGCGCCGCTATCCCACTCTGTCTTTACGATCCCAAATTCAGATGAATACTCTGCTGGACTCGCAAGACTAACTTTTTCTATCTCACCATTCTTCCTCACAAACACATAAAACCTCTTCTGTGCTGGAGGCGCAACATCGAGTGGAACGGAGACGACCGAAAAACCATTTTCTTTGCCGCCGAAGATTTTGTTCACTCGCTCGGCTTTATCTTTGCCTGTATAAACTCCCAAAACTCTGCCCGTCGTAACGACATAAACTTCTTTCATTAACGAGTCTCCTTTTCTTTTTCCATCTCCTCCAAAGCCTTCTTCAACGCCTTCTTACTTTCCCGACATTCTTTTAACTCCATCTCCAACCTCCTCATACTAGTCTTCATGATAAAGTTATGTTCCCGTAAACTTGCCGTCTTTGATGTCGTCATCAAGGATATTCCCAGAAGCCCGACGATCCCACCAACGACGACGCCTAAGATAAAAATAATAACTCCACTCATTAATCCTCCTCTCTCAGTTTCTCCACAAGAGATGCGGGGAAAAAGATCTTGATAGCTCCCTGACGCGACCATTCGACAGGAAGCGGGTGTTCTCTCTCTAAAGCACGCTTAAATAAAATAGTCTTATAATCACCCATCCTAAGAAGCCCCTCATAGTCCCTAACTTGTGGGTCTATGGAAATAACCACTTCCCTCCCAGGCCACTTGTCAATGTCTAGCACAGGATCCCCTGTTCGTGTTTTCCACCACTTGGCAATAACATAACCAACCCCTATCTCCATCACCGCTGACTTAGGGACCCAAAACTCCTCATCTTCTTCGGCATAGAACAATCCTCCAAAAACGTCTTTCGACCCGCCTTTGTAGCGCAAGAGATAAGCCCTCTCTGTCTCTTTAACCACAGAGAAACTTCCTATGATGATTTGTTTTTCTCTTTTCCCTTTCCCCATCTTCACTCCTCAAGAGACAGAAATAAAAGCCATCCAGCCATACTTCCTACTAACTCTTTCCATCTAGCCAACCTTTCTAGGCTATCTCTTACCCATCTCCCATCCCCAGAGTACTTGCACATATGAATACAGCTTCCGAATTCCATATTTGCATATTCAGTACACTTTACACCTTCAAATCTAACCCACAAACAACGCCTACAATCAGGATATTTTTTCCATCCTTCCTTGATAATGGGTGGGTAAAATCTCTCTACCACTTCACACAAAGGACAACCTATGCTAGGCGTGTTCTTTTTGTAAAACTTTTCCAATTTCTTGATAGCCTTTAACCACGCCCTCCTTTCCTTCCTTGCCATTTTACTCTCTCTTTTCTTCATGATTTCTCCTTGACAATCTCATTAAAATATCTAATGTTATAAGTGCCAACCCTGAATCTGATTTCCGATTCTCCTTTTCTTTACACTCTCAAAAAAATATGCTATCCTATAAATGCCAATACTGAACCAAATTTCCATACCCCTTACTCGTATGGCTTAAAGAGCCGATAGCCAATGCAGGCTACCTTGAATCCTAAATATCCAGACTCAAGCAGATCTTTTATCTCGGGGCACACCTCCTTTGAGAGCACTTCAATTAGTCCCTTCAGTGTTCGACATCTCGGATCTGCCTCATTTTTAAAAACCTCATCTGGGATGTCACTCAAGGCGCAGATATAAATTTTCTCGATCCATGCTAGGCCGTTCCAACCTTTGATGAAGGTGACGCCCCCAACTCTTAGATGATCAACAACCTTGTCATATTTTACGACCAAGAAATTGAGCCCCTTTTTAAACTCAGCCGCTTGAAAGTTTAATAATTTTTCCATTTCCCCATCCTTCACCAAATTTCTAGATCCGATTTACCAAGCTTTAAAAACCGTCTTATTGTATCCTCTGTCCCGCCCTTGCGAGACTTTGAGACAAGCGCAATTAAATAATCGGAGTCCTCCGCGATCTTCTGGTTCCGCGCATAATATGCACGGATTCTCTCCCAATAAGACGCACCGTCAGAGATTTCTGGATAATGAATCTTTATCGGGATTCCCAGCTCCTCTGCCAACTCCTCTGCAAACCTGTCAGCTCCTCTCGGGCAACCTCCCGAAATTATCACTTCGGGATTTAATACGAGGATCCGTTGTCTAAGCAAAGCCTTGTCTCTCATCGAGTCTCGTTTTCTAGATCCCACAATGCCTAATTTCATTTCTTTACCCCTTTGCGCTCCTCCATCTCTCCCCTTATTATTATTATCAGTGGGATAAAAAATTCTGCCGCTAGCTGTTATTCGTCTCGCCTTTTATTCCGCGGTAGATCTTAATGCATCGTGATGCACTAACACCGACTCGTTTTGAAATGCTTGTCCACGTCAGCCCATAATCTCTCAACTTTACTATGAGACGATCTCGTCGTTCCCTTTCCTTCTTAGATAAGCAGCGCGAATAAGGTTTGCCCATCTCCTCCTCCTTCAATCCGAATCGCTCGGGCGAGCTTGTAGATCAATGAACATACAAGGTTGACTCTTTGTTGAGGGACGCATCTCGACTCGCTGGATTTTTCTAACAACATAGGCTTCGCCAGCTATAAAACCAACCTTGTATCCCACTATAACACCCAAAACAAGTCCTACCAGAAACATTAACCCGGCTAGTATAATATAGAAACCTTCCTTTTTCTCAAAAGCCAATTTTACCTCCCTTCATAGAAAGGCCAACTCATCTTCTCTCTTTGATAATTCCCTCATTACCTGATCACACCAAAATTCCTCTGGGTACTCTTCTACGTCATTTACCTCTTTGACGAGACTACAATAACCCTTCTTTTTGGTACCATATGGACAAGGAAAACAACCCTCTGCCACCAAGTGAGGACATCTCCCATACTCAACATCTCTCATCAGAGATTCCCAATAGGCAGCTTCATCGGCAATCCTATTGCGAAGTTCCTCATTATGACGTTCACCTAAAGGTTTTTCTCTCATCATTTCTTTACCTCCTTTGAGATTCGTTCTCATCTCTCCCCTCATTGTTATTATCACAGGGATAAAAAATTCTAGACCTTTCTAACATCATCATTAGGAACCCAAGCCTCGCAACACCCATCTCTCGAGGCTAGAAACATATCCCTCCCTGCTCTACAAAAGGCCCCTCCACGAATCTCGTGCGCACAGGTCGAGCAAATCGTCAGGCCTTCACCACCATCATCAAACTCTTCACTATCGATGTTATCCTCTTCAACATCATCATTGCCTTCAGGGGTATCAAATAGCTGTAGGCCTCCGTAGGTGTGAATACCAGTGTGTTCACTAAATTGAGGTCGAGATGCGCAAACCGTCTGCTCAAAGAGTTTTTCAAGTTCCTGTCTTTCTTTATCTGATAAGACATCCTCCACCTCACAACGAATCCCGTCGAAAGAAAGGATAGATTGGGGCAACTCAATCGTGCGACCTAGTGCAGGTTTGACATCAACCTTCACATCCAACCTCGCAGTCATATGCCCATCCAAGGTGAATACAATGCTAACTACCCAACCCATTGTCTCAACAAGACTTTGGATATTCTGTTCATCCACACCAGACCAAAAAGTTCCCATATTAACATGACAATGAATCCAACCGTGTATCCTCTCTGGATGTTCCGAATTCAGCAGGAAGTCCGCCAATGAAGCGGTATCAAACTCTGTCGTAGAGGGACTAACACGTTGTTTGATAAGATGGATCTTTGAGATATAGAAGACATTGTCCTCGAACCCCACATCAGCTAGCACTTGAACCTCAAAAGGTTGGGCTAAACGTGCCAAAAACATCATCTTGTCGTATTCTTTCCTAGAGATCTTCACCTCATAATGAGGGAATTGCGATTTGAGTTTAATTTTCATGTTTTCCTCCATTTATATTGTGTCAGCCGCCAGATTAGTGGCGACATTAAAATCACTCATGCTATAATTGATGTCGTACCAGGATAGTTTGCCTGTCACAAGAAATTGCTTGATAATTGCAGTTATCGTTGCCGCAACTTGGAAACCAACATATATAACTGCCCTCGCTGTGCAAGGAAATTCAACTGCGTCTTCATCATCAATCAACGTCCCTTCATACCAACCAAAAACGAAGGCGTCATTGACAGGCCTGACTGATATGACTCGGACAAATTCCCCGCCTATCCTGCCATCTATGAAAAGCGGAACGTTTGGTGACGTCTTGACCTCTTCCCAAAGAGAACGTCTGCCAGCCATCGAATCAACGGCACTTACGACGATACCTGTCAGTTCTTCGCCTTCCCACATCTTTGCGTGTGCGTCAACATTTACATCGGAAAACGCCTTCACGAGCCTCGCAACTGCTTCAGCTTTATTCATGCCAACCGCTTTATGTGGAAAGAATTGATTGGGAACATTGTGATCCTCAACAACATCACCATCCCACAAGGATAAGCTAAGTCCCATTTTGGCAACAGCAACTGCTGCAAACGATCCTATTCCTCCGCAACCTACTATGTTTACCTTCTCATTTTCGAATTCGGCCGGGTTAAAAATATCTAGCTGTCTTTGATAATCCATAATTGTTACCTCCCTCTCATTTCATTCAATTTTTCTACAAAATTTTCAATCTTGATGAAACTATCTCCATAAGTGTAGCTATTCAAAAACTTCCAAACCACAGTCACTAGCATAGCCAACGAAAATTCTGCATATAAACTCGTTATTCCTTTACGGATGTTCCCCCAACAAACATAACTCCCATTAACATGTGGATGCTGCTGACTCACGTGTTCAGGCAGCTCCGCATGACGAAGGCGAAGTTTGGTATCGCCGCTTCCTGTCTGATCCAAATCTATCTTCAAAATGTACTTGCCTATCTCGAAGTCATTGCCTCCCCACCGTATATGAGCATTCCCGTAGAAGACAACCAGCTGGGGCGGCGAAACCGAGACCTCGAATTTTTCCACATAGGGCATTTTAGATATAATTTCAAGTTCGTTTTTCGCTTTCTCTCGCGCCCAATCTTTCGACCTCCTCGCAACTGCGGCTATCTCCTCGTTCACCTCGCGGATCCTTCGTTCACACAGAACCAGTTCATTGATAACCCTCTCAAGATTTTTCTTCGACTCAACCTCGTTCTCAACCACTTTAGACACAATTTCATCTCGAAGCTGTATCAAACCATCTGTGTTGAAATCTGAACCAAGATGCCGAAGAAACCGAATACACTCTCTATCAACTCCTGCATCTGGTTTAGCTGATATTTCTCTGATAGCACCTGCATACATCTTATAGAACTGCCAAACAAGAATGCCCTCATTGATCACTCTTATCCTGCGAGTTCTTTCGCGGGAAAGATTCTCGACTTCCTGCTCCAGCGTCTTAGCACATAAATTCCACCTTTCTAGGATAGCAGCCAACTTTTCAATATTGTTGTCCAGATTCTTCGGACGTTCAAGTCCTTCCCTCACAGCGGCTTCGAGGACTGCCGCATCTTGCGCTACTCTCTGTGTTTGACCACTCCTCGCCACATGACGAGCAACTTCAATAGCTCTGCCGTCAGACACACCGCGGGGTTGGTTCCTTCTGACAAAGTCCATCATCCGACGGAGACCTTCATACTCTGCTCTAATCTCATCTCTTCGCTGATGTTGTGAACTCTCAGTTTCTATTTCTACACCCGAATCAGGCTGCGTCGGTACCAACCTAGTGGCAGCGGGCGCGATTTCGCCATGAGAAATAAAAATGACTGTCTCAACACGAACTCTCACACCCAACTCTCTACAGTATGATTCAACCTCGCTCCGAAACTGAGCAAATTCTGCCGACTGCTCAACATCGTCCATTACAGACGCGGTGTTGAGAAACAAGACGTAATCTGATGGATGATTTTCATCGCGCGCCGGAACGATGATTAAATCCAACGACAGAGACCTAAGGAGGGCTCCGGGAAGAGGATAGGCCGTGCCACCCTCCTCTTCCACTATCCTCACTGTTAGCCAACCAGCCATTTTGCCCTCCTAATGAGTTCTAAGCACCCTTAATAGACTGCACGCCCACGACGGCATCGCCGTTCCTGACGATGGTTTCGTCGTTTGCTGGATTTGAATTAACAAAAATCTCCACATCGTCGCTGAAGTATCCTTGTCTCTTTAGTTCGCCAACCGTTGTCTCTCTCTCCAAGAATACCACTTGAGGAAGTCTGCCAAATTCAATCAGGCGTACGCCGCGACTTTCCTGTCTAGTACTCTCTGGGGTTGTCCGTCCTCTTGCCTGTACAGAATTGTTTCCATTCTCAGACATTTTTACCTCCATTGATTCTTATTTCGATATCACTCGTCTTCCCGAGTGATGATATACGCTCTTGCCCGAGTTATGTATTGAAGTTCCAATTTTTGAACCTCTCTTGGACAAATTTTTACGAACCACTCATAGAACGCACGATCATGTCCTTGGGAATTGGAATAGAGATCAGCATAGATATGAGATAGTTCATGAGCGGTGTACCAAAGGAACTGATCAAATCCACGCATATACGCCGCAAGGGGTACTGAAAACTCTCTGTCTTTTGAAAAACACCATCCTCTCCGACAATCTACAACAACAGCTTGGATTCCACCTATTCTGTCATTTTCCTGCACCCTTTCGTTGAGCATTGCTACCACGGCATCAATATCATCCTGCAAATGAGCCTGCACTTTTTTCCACCTTCTTCTAGTCCTCAATTTAGCCATAGGTCACCTCCTTTGCACTCCTCCATCTCTCCCCTTATTATTATTATCAGTGGGATAAATTTTTCCGTGGATCAAAATCGATCAGTATGGATTCAGCCTCAGCTACGTTTCGTATGGAGGCATAATTAGCTACAACACTCTTTACAGTTTCCTCAATCCTATCCTTGCCAAAATGATCTTCAGCTTTTTCTACTAATGCATCCAAATCGGATGACAAAAGGACTGATCCAAAAATCTCCATACCAAAAACTAGCGAAGTGACCATCATCAGAATTTCATCCCAAGAAGAGTCACCTTTAGCAAGCTTCTCGAGCTCCTTTCGAACTCTTCTGTAGATAGCTAAAACAACAAAAGCTGTTGGTTCTCCCTCGATTCTTACTTCTTCCATTTTCAACTCCTATTCATTTTTTCTCTTACCCTGTCCTCCCAAAGAGCAGGATTAGCTTTGTACCTCAACCACAAGGTCTTCAATGCTCTAATCCTAGCAGGCTGTTCCCTTTTAACAAACTCTCTAAAATACTCCATACTCAGCCAACTACAATCTCCTTGATCTCTGGCTGAGAGTAGGTGCGTAAGGAGAAACTGACGCTTCTCTCCCCAACAAACTTCCAATAGAGGAGCTGCGCTCTTCAGCAGGCGGGGTTGAGGTTTTATAATACCATAGACTATGAGTGGACATTCATGACAAGTTAAACCCAAATAGAGAGCTATACGACAAAACTGATCACTTGTTTTGTTTTCAACCAGCCTCAGAACATAGTGGATTATTAATCTCCTTCTGGGGGACGTCAAATTTTTCCACTTGGTCAATTTCTTTAAATTGACCCATTTTATTATCTCTTTTGCAACTGCTTTACACATCTCATAGTGAAGATCATCTGTTACCGTCTCCAGATCGCCCACCTCATAGAGAGTAATAAACTTGTCAATATCATCAATCGAGATGAGGCTAAGCCTGTCTGATTGCGAAAACCTGTTCACACAAATCTCCTTGACGTACTTCATCACTTCCTCCCAATATTATTATTATCACAGGGATAAAAAATTCTAGCGACGACGCGGTTTTATTATCTTTGGTGCCATCACTCTCACATCTGAGACTTTGTTTTTGAGGTCTGCCAAGGAGGCATTAACCAAGTTGCGTGTGGCGTCATCTTCCCACACAGACAGCGGCACACGGACTGCTATCTCAACTACTTCTTCCGCATCCCTGACAGGTGCGCTTTGTGGCTTGTCAATTATGCTATCAATATCAATTGACATCTGCTCCTGTTCGTCTTGCCATGATTTTAGTGATGCCAACTCATCCTCAGTATAAGCAATGATTAGTGAGTCTGGATCAGCTCTGCCCAATTCTTCCTCAATGATCCTAATCATCTCGGTAATGTTTTGAGACGAAAACTCAGAAATGCGGTTATCACTTATCATCACAGCATAGTATTCTTCTGGATCAAAATCCAGAAGGCGTGCGGGGATCTCTCTTCTACCCAGTCTCTTGTGCGCCTCATACCGAGCATAACCAAGAAGGAGGGTTTTGTCATGTCTCGAGATCCCAACAGGATTCGTAACACCATAAACCTCAATAGCCTTCATCAACTCCTCTATCTGTCGTTCTGGATGGACATAGGGATTTTTAATCAACTTAATTTCGTCAATTGGGATCATGACTATCCTTGTAGAATGCTGTCTTGTTTTTCTCTTCATATTCATCTCCTTTCTTTTTAGAACTTAAGAAACTAATTTCGAGTCACCGTCTGATTTGGTGACCTTTAGAATATTGCCTGTAAGCTGTGCCAAGTCGCTGTGGCTTATAACAAATATTGCACGACCAGAAGTGCTAGCTACATTTTCTAACAGACTGATAACGCTCTCGATGCCGTTGTCGTCAAGGCTTTCGCACACTTCATCAAAAACCTGAATGCTAAAGTCAACATTGTTCATCCTCGAGATGAATTCTTGCAAAGCTAAAAGGATAACAAAATCATAACGCCTCTTCTCTCCTCCTGACAATGTCTCATAAGCTCGCTCGTGATCATCTTCCGTGATATGGATGCCTATTCGCTCGCTTACCCCTCCAGATTCCACATTCTGCGACGTAAACGAAAGTCTCGACCTTGTCATATTCATAGCGTCAAGATAGATAGAAACGATTCTGTTGAGTTCGGGCAAAACATTCTCCAAAACCAGAGTTTTTAACCCTTTAGAGCCAAAGGAGCGATTCCAAAACCTTAAAATCTCAACAGCCAAGTCAACATTCCGCTTCCGGTGTGCAATCAAGTCTATCTTTCTATTTGTTTCGGCGATTTTCTTACTCAAAGTTTCCATTCTGACATCTTCCCTCTTCTCCTCCGAGACCAGGTGCCGCAATTCAGTTCTTAACCGGGCTATTTGAGTTTCAAACCACACAGCCTCCTCTCTAGCAGATTCAAGATCATCCAGGGTTCTTTCAATTCGTTCATCCAGCTTTGATATTTGCAGATTGATTTTTCTCAATTGACTATTCAGTTGATTTATTGAATTTCTGTAAATCTCAATCATCTCTAGAGTACTAGTTCTCTCCTCACTAAGGGCCTTCCACTTCTTACGATAGTCCTTGAGCAACTTCTCCCTCATTGTTTCTGACAAGGGAGAAAGACATAAAGGACACCAACCTGCTTCTTTTAATTTCCTGACTGCATCAATGACCTCATCAATAGCACTTTTCATCGTCTCCGCCGCCTCCTTATGAGTCATAACAGAGTTTTTGAAGATTTCGATCTCTTTCTCGACCTCTTTGAGTTTCTCACTAAGAACCTCTTTCTTATCCTGTCGCCCCTTGTTGATCAACTCCAGTCGCTCTATCCTTTTCACCAACTCGGCTTTCCCCTTCAATGCAGTCCTGAGGCAGGCGAAGGTAGATGCGGGATCATTCTCATTTTCTCCCACTGTCGTCTTTTCAAGGTCATTAATTAAGCTCTGGAGGGTTGATTGTGCAGAATTCATTGTAAAATTTAGCTTTTCATCTTCCTGTTCATAACATCTCAGTAGATCAGCACAGCGATCCTTTGCAATACTTATCCAATCAAGATTTAGAATTTCATCGAAAATGCGTTTCTTCTCGGCATCTGTGGCCTGAATAAAGCGATAGGGAAGTCCTTGACCAAAACACACAGCATTTCTAAAAATGTCAAATGTAACTCCGCCGATGACATTCACTATCTTTCCATTTGTATCCAAAACACCTGAACCTGAAATATCAGATAGCTCATCATTCTCTCCACAAAGGTAGAGAGAAACACGATGACTTCCGCCTACATCTCGTGATCTCACTATCCTATATTTTTGCTGGTCAACGAAAAAATCAAGCGACACACTCGCCATCGCGGTCCCTTTCCTTATGACATCATCTAATTTCCCTCCCCGCAACGTCTTTCCATACAACGCCCAAACAATTGTTTCAAAAAGTGCACTCTTTCCCGCTCCGTTCGAACCGCTACTAACTCCCTCCACCTCACCATAAACGATCCAAAGCCCCATTTCCGGAATTGAGAAATCGAGAGAGGGAAAGGAAAGGAAGTTTTCCGCTATCACTCTTTTAAAGACAACTCTCATGGTTACTCGCCTCCTACAAGAGAGTCGATTTTCTTTTTTAAGAGATCAATATCACCAATATCCAAGACAGCTTTAGCAATTGAGATAGCAAGAAGTTTCCTGCTGTCGCAGATTTTCAATGTCTCAACTGAGTGCGAAACAAATTGCTCAAGGAGTCGTTCTCTGTCTTGCCAAATAACGCCTGGCGCGTCTCTGATAATCTCAGATCGTCGTTTTTGGGGAACAACTACGTATCTGACATTCTCAGGTGCATCGAAGGCGGGTTCATCAGCTATGATTCGATAATAACAGTCTTCCCTAAAGCCTACGTCTTCATTCCTGATTGTCGAGGCCTTAACCGTAATAAATTGAGGGCTATCGAAAGTAACTCGTTTAATTGTTATCTCTTCATCTACATCAATTTCCCAAATACTCCCTCCCTGGACATATTCAGACGGGTCAGCAAAGGAGTGTGGAATTGCTGCTCCTGGAATCAAAACCCTTCCACTGAGAGAAAAAGCTTTCGACAGATCGGAGTCTGTAAATGGGACATGGTAATGTCCTGCAATAACCAAATCACACATTTCGCTAAGTCGCGCCAAGTCCAGACCGGTTTCTGGCGTTGATTTGATGCTGCCAAATCCCAAGCCACAAATCTCATTATGAACCAACAGAACAATTTTGTGCGATGCCAAAAGATCATCGTACCGATCCCGGAGTAATTGAAAACGCTGTTCAACGACAGACATTACGCTAGATGGAGGGGATGAGGGAATACAAACAAAGAGAACTCTCACTCCATCTTTGCCCTGCATGATGAAATTACCATCAAAAACGATATCCGGCCGCTCGGTCTGCAACTCAATTACACGCCGCGCATCATAACTTGGAGACGTCGCAATTGCAGACAAAGCCGAGTGTCCAGAAAAAGTGATGTCATGCGTCCCCGAGACCATTACCAACGGCTTTGTAAGTGTCACTAGGATCTTCTTTGCTTTACTCACAGAAACAACGTCAATCTTCAACTTTTCATGAAAGAAGTCCCCAGCACAAACTAAGCAATCAAAATTTCCTGTGTTCGCCCTATTAACAATTGCTTCAAGTCGTCGTAAAATCTCCAGACGTCTTGAGTTATCGCCTTCTGAGAAGGCGGCAAACATCCTATACGGATGGATGTGTATGTCGCTAAATACTAAGATCTTCATTGACAAAGCTCTCTTTCGCCCAATATAGGATCAAAACAGCATCCGCTTCATTATCGTCAATAGGCTCTCGGCTCAAAAACTCCCTAGCCCGCACAACCATCTCTTCCTTACCCGCACGCCCGGATCCTGTTGCCCATTTTTTCAAAGTCGCACTATGAACCATTGTATATTCAACATTTGCCTTAGCACACAACTCTTCTATCCGCGTCACAAATCCGAGATGCAGATGAGTCGCTGCCCCGCCACGATGATGAGGCTGCTCAAAAACAACAAGCTCGGGCTTGCCTAACCTAAACATTTCAGCTAACCAGGCGTTGAAGCGCAAGAATATCATACCAGGACTTTCGCCTCTATGAAGCGAAAATTCCTGCACTCCACTCTCAAGGCTGTCATTAACCAACATAGCCCAACCAGTCTTTTTTCCGCAATCTAACGCAAAGATGTTCATTCTCCACCCTCCTCGCCTTCGTCAGTGTACAAAAGCCTCTGCCTCATCTCCTCTGAGTGATCCGACCAGATTTGACCAAATTGTTGTCTGATGAACTCAATAACTTCCCCGCTTCCTGTCGTGAACTGATATTTCCTTTGTGATGTCTTCACAATCACACCTTCATCAACAAGGAAATTGAGCAATCCACTTAAGTGCGGAATACCATCTTTAAAATAAATCTCGAAGCCTGCCTTCTTAAACGGGATCCCTACCTTCGACTTTACCACCTCGAACGACCCCGTAACGCCTATCACCTTGTTGTCCTTTTTTATCTTCTTTCCTTTGCTTATCCCTATACGTAGAGAAGCATAGAATTTCGGAGCACGGCCTCCCGTCGTGTCCTCCGTAGAGCCAAACATGACTCCAATTTTCGACCTCAACTGATTGATGAAAACCAGCGCTATGCGCTCATCCGCAATCAGGCTTACAAGACGACGCAGCGCTCCCGATATTGTCCGAGCGCGCAACGCCATCTCCGGAGCTCCGTAGTCTTTGCCTATTTCCTCTCTAGCAATTGACGCCGCTAGAGAATCCCAAACAATAAGGACGTCTTTGTCTTTGAGCGGGCTGTCCTTTTCTCTTACAGCTAAAACCAGATCCTCAATTGTTCTGAAGCCCTCTTCCAGAGATTTTGGAGTGAAATAAACAAGTGTGTCACTATCAATGCCAAGCAAGCTAGCCCAGCGCGGTTCCAACGCTCTCTCACTGTCAAGGAGCACAGCCACCCCGCCTGAGTGTTGACACTGAGCGATCGTCTGATACATGAGCAAAGATTTCCCGCTCTGCCACTCTCCAAAAACCTCTGAGAAGCGACCCTTAGGGAAGCCGCCTCCAGTCATGAGGTCAAACGCAACAACACCTGTTGGAATGAACCCCAAACTAATAGCAGCTTCCCTTAGGTCTACAGCCCCCAGCTTTTTCCTCAAGGATTCGATCTCGGCGACAATCCGCTCTTCTGTTTGGTCCAACGACTCGGTTTTATTTAGCTGCTTATCGTCGCCGTCTTTCATTCACCGACCTCCTTGTCTCCTGCATCATTTCATTGCGTCGTGACATTTCACCGCCCTCCCGGGAATCTTCATCCATGCTGTCTGAGACCACATCAAAATCTAAAAAATCATCTTCATCCACAACCTCCTCCCGAGAAGGCTCATCCATAAATGGGATATCGTCCTCCTCGCCGCCATCATCTTCTTCCTCAATATAATCCTCGCCCGCTAGAATAGCCTTGACTTCATCCACAGAGGGCGGGGCATACAACTCATCCAAATTCACAGCAGCTTTCAAGACGTTAGACGACACCTTACTGGAATTCGGTGCAGGGATGACTTGATAGCGAGTATCGGTTCGACCTTCGCCAGTACGACGGATAGTCAAATGTCGCCCAGTTTCAAGATCATCCAAATCACCATACTCATCCTCATCGTCTGTCCAAAAGACCAAAATATCATGGAACAGACCGGGACCCATTTCCCAGACCTGTACTCCAGACTCCCTGTCATTGACATCAACCATATTAACCACATAGCGAGTTTTTGCTTGCAGCTCTCGGGCGAGGAAAACGTCTTCCCTTCTACCAGACTTGCTCAGTTCTGCCACATAGTCGCAAATGGGGCATTCAGCTCTCTCATCATCAGTCTTTCGGCAGATGACACGACTCTTATCGGGACCGACTCCGAAATGGATGCGCGCCTTCTTGTAGAAAACCTTAGACATATCCCCTGTCCAATGAGGAAGAATCCTGATAACATTCTTCCCTACCTCTGGTCGCCAAAAGCTAACGTCGGAGCGCCGTCTTTCTCTAGCAAGACGCTCTTCTTCAGCTTTTAGCCTGTCCTTCCTAGTACCATTTGCCATTAATCAAACCTCCTTGATTTTATTATGAGCTATGCTCATTATTTTCAGAGACCGCACGGCGCAGCCTCTCATCAACAAACTTCTTTTCTCTCAAAGAGAGGGACGAATCCATCTCCTCTCTCAGATTTGCTGCTAAGGACATAATCATGTCCTTTCTCTGACGAAAAGCCTCAGCCACAGCGCGGAGGCGTTCATACTGAAGTTTGGCTTGTAAATACCGCTGGCGGACTGAATCTATCTCAGGTGATAAACGCATCTTGGCCTCTAGTGTTTTCTCCGTGATCTTTTCACCATTTAACGACGCTTCTTCTCTAAACTGTAGATAAACCTGCGCCTCTGTTCTCTCCAGTTCCATTTTCCATTTTTCCGCTATCATCCGAGCTAAAAATTCCATCTGCGACCAAAAGGCAAATCTCTCCGGCTGCGTCTTTAAGACTTCGTTAATATTGCCTTCGCTGATCCTGAGATCCTCCATGTAGTTGCCACGGTAAACTTGATTCCCTATTCTTAACTCGATCTTTCCTTCCCTTACTGACATTTTTCCCTCCTAATTTACCGAAGGAGCACTGGATACTACCGCAATCCGAGGATAAAGTGCATCTAAAGCCCCTATGATCACATTAATAGGGAGTTCATTATAGGCAAACATTTTCTCCAATCTCCAAACCGAGACCTTGGAAAGCGAAGCCAGATCGATCAACTCAAATCCCCTGCATCTGAGCAGATCCACAAATTTCTCGAGACTGACGTGCTCATCTGAGGGTTCTAACACCTCTCCGACTTTTTTTATGTCCGCAATTCCATAAAAGCTGACCATGATAGACCTCCTTTTATCTTTCTTACTATACTTATTATCAGGGCAACAAAAAATTCTGGATTTGTCAAATTTTTTCTCCCCACCTGTCTTTCACCTCAATATCCACAGCCATTGGAACAATCATCCACGGAAAAACCTTTGGCAAGTTCTCCACTACCTCTTTGATCAACGCAATCACTGTTTCAACCTCTTCGGGAGGAGCATCAAAAACTATCGAATCATGTACCTCTGCAACCATAGCGGTCTTTAGCTTCATCTCGTTTTTCAACTCCCATATTGCACCCATTGTGAACATCGTAACATCAACCGCCGCACTCTGAATTGGAAAATTATATGACCTTTTTACTCGCTCTTCGCCATCATACCCAGACAGATCCCAGAACCTCCCAAAAAGCGACCTTATGATTCGTTTTTGTCTCTGTTGTTCTTGCCAACGTTTAATTCCAGGAAAGCGTCGGAAGAACCTGTTGTAGAATGACCTTGCAAAATCCTGACTCCACCTCTCTCTATCCGCCAACGTCCGCCACGACATTCCATAAAGAATACCAAAATTGAGCGTCTTTGCCCTTCTCCGCATCTCTTTTGTCACGTCCTCGGGTTTAACATCATAAACCCTAGCCGCCACTGAACCGTGAGGATCCTCGCCTTTCTGAAACATCTCGATGAGATGCTTATCGCCTGATTCTATTGCCATCACTCTCATTTCAATCTGCTTAAAATCCATCTCAATCAACTTCCCTCCAGGAAATCTCGAAATGAAGACTTCCCTCACCTCGTAGGGAAGATTCTGTAGGTTAGGACGACCGCACGCTGGACGCCCTCCTCGTGATGAGCATATGTTATAACGCGGTCTGATAAAATTATCTCCAGTCTCCGTCGTTGCCTTAACTAAATTATCATAGTAAGTTCTTTTCAACTTAACTATTTGTTTGTAGTTCCTTATCTTATCGGCAACCTTCACTCCTTCGCTTGCCAAACTCTCCAATAGCATTTTGTCAGCAGAGGGTAGGCCGGAATCGGTGTGTCTTTTAGGCTGGATTTTCATCACATCAAAAAACAGCTCACGAAGCGAGTGCGGAGAATTGATTTTGAAATCCTGAACCCTTTTAACCGTTGCATCATTAAGTATTTCCGTCTCAAGAGACTTAATCCTTTCCACCAGCTGTAACTGACGTCTCTTAACCTCCTCGAGATCAACCAGAAATCCCTTCTCCTCCATCTCAGAAAGAGCATAAGCCGCTGGAATGATCACGCCCGACAGCAGAAAATCTAGCTTTTTATCCTCTATCTGGAGCTTTTGTATCTCAGCTATCTTTGCAGTGACAAAGGCGTCGGTAGCATTGTAAAGATAGAGCTGTTTCCTATCCATTCCAGAAATGTCTGAATGATCAACATCTACTTCGTAACCTCCATACTCAGGGAGGTAGCGCCAAACCATCTGCTTCAATCCTATATTTGTTGAGGTGCTCTCATCCAGAAGGAACTGCGCTATCATTGTATCAAAAACAACATTTCTTACGAGAATCCCTTTCTTAACCTTTAACCACAACAACTCAAACTGCATATTTTGAATAACTTTCGGTACATCCGACTCAAGAAAATCTCGCATGCCCCTGTCAACGGTTTCACCTAACGCCTGCCAGTCAATCACGAAAGTTCTGATGCCATCAGACAAAGCTATTGTCACGATCTCGGCGCCCGGCTTAAAGGGATCTATCATCGTCGTTTCAATGTCCAACGAAACCCAACGACCTGATGACTTCAAATACCCGAGAGCCTCATTGACAGCAGAGGGGGTCTCGCACAAACTGTAGGTTGCCTTCTTTGTCTTTCTTCCTCTTCGTCTAGCCAACTTTACCAGGAGCGTAAGATCCCGTCTCCAGGTGTAGATTGACCCTTTGTTTCTCGAAATGTAGGCAGGGTGAAAGGTCGGAAAAAATCTTACGCCATCTTTTTGAATTACGTTTCCCCGACTACTCCTAATACGCACTCCTGCAAGTTGTAAGGCAGCTACATTTCCCAACAGCAATACTATCTTTCCCTTCATCTTCTTCCACTCATCTGAAAATTCGGCAACGCAGTTGTCCCGCATAGGCTTATTGGGCGCAACATCGCCGCTACCGTCTTCCCGCCGCCCAGGAAAGCATTTGCAGATGTTTGTAATATAAACATCACGTCTGGTGATCCCTAAACGCTCTAACTCCTTCCATAGGACTTTAGTTCCTCTTCCGATGAAGGGACGTCCTTTTTCTTCCTCTTCAACACCAGGTGCCTGCCCAACTACCCAAAAAAGTGCCGTTTCAGGATTCCCTTCAGGTCGTACCACCTTTCTTCCCCGCAAAGGGCATTTTTTACATCCTAATTGAGTTGTTTTTTTAGCCATTTAACCTCCTAATCTTCGGATGATTCTCCAGAAAACTCAACAGTTTCAGGCTCGGCATATGCAACTTCACTACCCGGGATCTCTTCGAACCTAGCTATCTCAAACTTGTCAACAAAGGGAACAACTTGCTTCCCGGGGTTGTCCCTTACTTTCGCGAAATAGAATCGTCCTCTATGATTCATTTCCTCCTCTCGGGTTCGACAAATAGCTATAATCACGTCTGCCACCTGTGCTTTGGCAAAGGATTCTGCCATATCAGCTACTGTCACAAACTCTTTATTAACCGAGATCCGTCGTGCCTGCGATCCTGTCCATAGCGGAACATTCAGTTCGTGAGCTAGAGCCACAAGCTTTTCATAAATTTCACCGAGCAGCTCATAACGCTGAGCATTACGACTTTCCCTTGGTTTGATCACATCCCCATAATCTATTATTATCAGATCGGGAAAAAATTCTTCAACGAACGATATCTGATTGATGACTACTCTCAGTTCTTCTACCGTGATTGATCTCATTGGAAAATGAATCACGTAAACATCCGCAGGTGACAAGAGTCTGCGGAGTCTTAATAACTTCCTAATAACATCGTTCTCGCTATCAAGCAACTCCTCTTTCTTAATTCGTGTCAAGTGAGTCTCATAACGCTCTACGACCTTCTCCCTCGACATCTCAAGAGTAATATGAATGACTCTCTTCTGTCTTCGGACAGCATTTGCTCCCACCGTCACAAGCCAGAAAGACTTGCCATAGCCTGTTGGCGCTAACACAACACCCACCTCGCCTTTACCCAAACCTCCACCTAAAATTGTATCGCACGTCTGCAGCCCTGTCGGAACCTTATCCTCACTAGCTACTCTGCGAAACCTTGATGAAGCCTGCTGAAGAAGAAACTCTCCTCGCTCTCTTATTACAACACCGGATCGCAATGAATACAGGGCGGAGACTTCGTTGTCAATTCTCTCGAGACGGGGCTCCTCCTTCTTTGCTTCCTCTAAAGCTCTCTCACAAAGTCGTGTTAGTTGACCCTTTATCAAAAAGTTTGTCAACTTCTCCACTAGATAATCTCTTATCTGATCAATTGCGATTGAATAGAGATGTCTCAACTCTTCCCAGAACAACCTGTATGGATACGGCAACCTGGATTCGTTCTCGCTTAAAAAATTCGACAACTCACGTTCCAGAATCCTTTTTGGAACGATCCTCAGTTGCTCAATGTAAAACTTCCTAGCTATTGAGAAAATTATCCTGTGAACAGGATTTTCAAAATTATCTTCGCTCAAGCTGAGGATAAAGCGTGATGCAAATCTGGCGTCTCTCAACAGACCTGCCAAAACCTCCCGCTGCAACTCAAGCGGGATTACTGATGTCTCAATGAAAACAGGTTCCTTCATTCTTTCCCCTTTCACGAAAGGATTTTCATGATTCTCTTCCACCTCCTGTCATTACCAAATTTTTTTAGAAGATATTTTGTCTCCCGTCTCCTTACGGCGGCACGAGCTTTAAACAACTCCTCTCTGTATCTATAATCACGATGAGCACGTTCAGCTGCCGGCTTGACGTATCGAAAAACAACTTCACCTAACGGCGTCCCTTTAGCTACCCTGGTGAACCGACTAAAAAGCCGATGCGTAACCAAGAATTCCGGCGAAAAGACGTCGGTGAAAGCCATAAACACCTCGAAGATTGTTAATGCCGAATCACGGTTCCAATTTTCAAAGCTTTCCAAAGCTCTTTTTATAATCTCATAACCAAAAATCCAGCAGTTAACAAAACCCTGTTCTCTATTTCTAATTTCTAAGGACTTTTGGTAGGTTTTTAGACCTTTTTTACCAACCAAACGTCTATTTCTTTGACGGCTCCTTATAAAGATATCAAACGAGTTCTTGCTAGCAAGATGAGATAATAAAGGATATTTAAAGCCTCGGGGCGGCCTTCGTGAAAACATATAATTGAGGTAGTCGGAAATTTTTATCTTCCGCTCCCTACATCCTCTTATAATCCTGACAATCAACCTGATATTCCTGGCACCCCTAGAGGTAGCAGGTGATAGATCAAGTTTTGGTGGCTTCCAATTCCTTTTTTCTGAAGCCAACGAGCTATAAAGGTTAACAAAACGTTCGAAATCGAAGTCTTCTTGTCTCATGATCCCTCTCTTTAGTTTGTTGTCTTGCGCGCTTTCTTCAAGAGGTTTACCTCTTGAAGTGTTAGTAGAAGAATTCTAAACTAACAAACTTCTTTATATTTATCTTATTATTCTTAAATACAGTAGATATTAATACTAAGTATTAATATCTACACAGCGATCGGTTCTCTAACGTGGACGTAGAGGATCTTGTTTTCACTATCCCACTCGGTTTTGCAACGCCGTTTGTCCATTGGAAGCCTCCAGATGTTCTGAAGACTTTTCCCGATGCGAACAGTGGCGTATTGGCGATGGTGGCCTGTAGTATTAATTGCATAAGCATCAGTTGAGAACTTCCTTTCGACACCCTTCAAAGCAAGGACGCTAGTCTTAGGATTATAGGCCAGAACAACTGCTGTATTAGAGCCATCTTTTCCACATAATAGCTCTGTTGCTTTGGTGTTTAAAATGAGAAACCCGGAGGGAGAAAGAGTCACAACAGGAACAGGAGCCTTGGCCAAACTCTTTAGTCTTCTAGTGGCAGGAATAAAACCAGGCGGGAAAACAATTCCTTCCTTCATTTTTATTATCTCCTATCTAGAAATTTCCAGAGGGATTACATCGAACCCCTCTTTCTTGTATAGTTCAAATCTGTGATGTGAGTGTGCTTCCAAATATTTATCACCTTTATCAGCAAAATCGTATATTTTTATTTCATTAAGACCGCTCGGTTTTCGTCTCAGTCCGCGTCCAATTCTTTGCAAGAGTCGTAGATGACTCTTTCCACCGCTTGCGAGGATGAGGACCCGAATATTTGGAACGTCAGCACCTTCATCAAACAACGGGGTGGCGATGATTGCGGAGATTTCACCCTCTTCCAACTTCTTCAGCCAGACATTACGTTCTTCTGGAGGGGTGGATCCTGAAACCAGCACACACCGAATTTGTTGCAGACTTCTCTTTAGATTGTGGGCATGCATAAGTGTGTTAACGAGGATAAGGATTGGCTCTTTTTTTCTACTATGGAAACGAACAATTTTTTCAATAAGGGAATTTCTGGCTCGATTTCTCTCAATTCCCACTCTATACGAACTCCCCCAGTTTCGAGGTGTAAAAGAAGTGTGAATTCTATTTTTAACAATCATTATTTTTGGTCTGGCTGAAACACCTCTTCTGATCAATTCTTTGTTGGTTACAGTCTCGATCACATTTCCAGTCATAGCAATCAGACGCAAGTTCTGAATTTCATGTCTCATTAAGGGTGTCGCAGATAGTCCTATTCTGAAATAAGCATCACATAGTTTTGCTACAGAAAACCATGTTGTAGCAGATGTATGATGAGCCTCGTCAATTATCAAAACGTCAACCGAGTTTTTCAGCCAGTTGCGGAAGAAAGACTTTGTTTCCTTATTCTTTGAATAAAGGCGGTTATAGAGTGTGTTGACCATTCCAACAGTAACCTCCTTGATATCGAGTGTGTCGCGGTGGACAACTCCTACTTCAACACCTAGTCTTTTTACCAGCCTGTCTCGTGTTTGATAGAGAAGGTTCCCACGGTGAGTGATCCATAGCGTTCTGGCACCTTGAAGTGCTGAGATGACCCCTGCCGCACATTCTGTTTTTCCTCCATTCGTCGGAGCCTGAATTATACACCTCTCTAATTCTAGCGCTTGATTTATCGCTTCCATCTGATAGTCACGAAGTTCAATCCCGTGCAAGGCAGGCTCCACCACTTCCACTTCAGGTTTTTTTCGATTGTCTATCAAGACAATTTCAAACTTATCTTTAATCAGCGTCAACAACCCTGTTGGGAAGGTTTTGGCATAGTCATTGTAAAATGAATACATTCCGTTCCATATCCGCTTTCTGTACGAAGGCATAAACCAGAAATTAGGGACAGGGAAGGTAAGCTCCTTGCGTAGAGCATTCTCTTCCTTCCTGGAGTCAGCCATCTCGACCTTGCTGAAGATGTTTCCCATTCGTATTTTGATCATCTAAAGCCCTCCGGCAGAAGTTCGCCAAAGTCCTTGTGTTTGTTTGGCGGTAGAATGATAGAGGTTGGAACAAGACCTCTCAGTTGCCGTTGTAGTTTTTCCGAACTGTCAACAGCATCTCTATCGAAGGCGATAACAATCCTTCTAGGAGCCTTTGATAGAATTTGTCTTATTTGAATAGGATGAGGCGTTTTCCCAAAAATGGCTACACCTTTAACACTGATTGCATCAAAAATCCCTTCAGCTATCCAGATTTCTTCGCCGTCTCGGATCCTATCTATTCCCCAGACTGCTGAAGAAGGAGAAGCGGCCGTGAGCCTCTTTGGAGGAAAGAGCCATTTAGGTCTCATCGAGACAGTTGCTCGTGCCGCCCAAAAGTAGTCGAAACCTCTATCGTGTGGAAATACAACACGATGTGGTAGTTGAGGAGATACGGAGACGCCGTATTCCTCAATATGGGCGGCAGTCAAGCGCTTGAGGAGGTAAGAGAAAATCTGTCTGATGTAGGGAGACTCACGACCACCTTGCAAGAGAGGAAAAAATGAAAAAACCTGCTGAGAGGGTCTGCGGTCGCTGCGAGGTAAATTGATTAAATGTTTAATTGACGGTACACGACTAGTAAGGTAGTCCAGCGTCCCTCCGCGACCGCAGTAGAAACAAAAAAACACCCCCTTCTGGGGGTTTATGTGCAAATGATAATGACTGCCGCGCGGGTGATCACCGCAGAAAGGACATTTTATTACTAGTTCTTTCACTTGTGGCTCCTTTATATGTTAAGAGGTGGATGGGACTACCCAAGACTTGTTTTGGATGGATCCCTCCAAAACTAGCCTCGTCACGACGGGCAGCCCCCAGACCTGAGATCTGCCACCTCTAGTGCGCATTCCTTTTGACTCCATCTGCTTTTTTCTATCAAGAGGGATAGGAACGGAGACACGGGGGTGGATCCGAGGAGCTTGCTCCACTTCTCGCTTGCGAGGCGGATCCCAGTCACGTGCCTGTTTTAACCCCCGTCCCTCTGTTCTTATCTCCCTTCACCTTTCTCTCTTTTTCTCTCTTTTTCTTTCTCTCTTTTTATTGCCCTCTGTGCCACTCCAACCCTGTCACTCCTTCTTCTATCCATGCCTCTTCGATTCTCTTCGCAGCTCCATAGGCCGCTGTCTTTGGCTTTTCAACTCCCATTCTCTCTATCACTTCCACTATCTCTATGATTCCGGCATCTCTCAATATCGCTTTCATTACCATTCTCTCTATCATCCCTAACTTTTCCTCTACCTTTTTCGCTACCATCTTTAGATCTCTCTTTCTCTCTTTTTCTATCCATGTCCTTTCACCTTTCTTTAACTCTTTGTATCCCACCATCTCTCTTCCTATCTCTATTCTTCCTGCCTTGTGTTCTCTCCATGTCGATCCCTCTGGCAGGCTCAGTACACTTCTCATTTTCAGCTTGAACCTTATTACCTTCAAGCTCGCTGCCCTTATCGCTAGCCTCTCATCTATCTCCTTCCCTACTCTTTCTTCGGCTTCCTTTATCCCTAGATATGCCTCATGAATCAGTTCATCTAGGTCCCACTCTCTAATCCTATCACTTCTCTGTTTCCTTGCCACTCTCTCAGCGATTGCCAAATATCTTTGCTCTTTGGTTTCGGTTTGTTCTTTCATTTTCTCTTGCCTCCTACTTATAATATAAGAAATTTAAACCATTTTGTCAAGCAAAATCTTAAAAAAATTTAAAATTTTTTCAGCCCTAAGTCATCGGAGCTTTCTCAATTCGGTGTCACTGAGAGAGCGATCTTCTGGGCTAAGATATTTCAAGCCCAGTGTCTCGAAAATGCCGCGTTCAGTCTGCTCTCCTATTGCTATCTCAGTCTTTCTATCAACTAACCCATACTGACTGAGTGCTAGCCCTTTCGCCTTGGCGATAGCTCTCATATAGATATTCAGAGCAGCCGATCCAGTCAGGAATAGCATCATCGGCTCAAAATGGCCAGCATCAGTCATGTAGAAATCTAGACCAACGTCTTTATATATGAATTGACCCTTCGATGAGTCAGCCTTTCCTCCCAAAATCGGCTCACCAAAGACCTCTCGGCACCTCTTCCAAAACTTCTCTTTGTCTTTCGGAATAACCGCAAAATCCAGATCTCCCACTATCTCTTTCTTTCTTCTTACACTTCCTGCAACCTCTATCAATTCAGCCTCATCTTTGACTAGCTTTTTCACCTCAGAAACCATCTCTTGAGCCTGATCAAGAGATATAGGCTTCAGCTTTATTGATGAATTTCTTTCCCTCATTTCTCTTCCTCCTTGATTGTTTCCTCCACATCAGACTCAAAATCGTCTAGCCATGCAATCAAACGGCAATGTCTAGGATTCCCACTCTCCTGGTTCTTCATATAGTATCTTATCAAGACCTTTTTACCGATAGTCACAGGATTCAGACTTCCATCTGGGAGACTTATCTTTTTTCTAATCTCTAGCTCCATGTTCCCTACACCACCGATGATGTTTCCATCCTCATCGGCAATATTAATACTACCAACGAGACCTGTCCAAGCACCTTTGCCATCGGACTTCTTGCTGTGGACATACCCAACAACGTCTTCATACCTCTTCACTTTTATCCAATCTGTCGACCGTCTAAAATGATACCTGCTTCGCTTCTTCTTCAACATAATACCCTCGCCACCCGTCGCTACCACTCTCTCATAATAATGCTTCAGATTGCTGCGCCATCGCGGCACGACTCTCAATCCTAGTCGTTTGGCGATGAACTCAAGATTTCTTCTTCTTATCTCTATTGGAGCCATGCCTAATCCATAACCCATAACTGGACACCTCAACACCTTTGGTAGGGCAATTACATCCCACAAAATTAGCTCTGGCTCGCCGAATTCCTTCTGGAGAGCTTGTGATTTCTCCGGACTGCTCGAGACGTACCTCATAGCTAACAAGAGATCATTCCCTTTCCAGATGTTTCTCGTTCTATTTTTATCCAGGCCTGCAACCAGTCCGCCGTCAAGGATTAACCCCTCAAGCTCTGGTTTGTAGAGCTTTTGAAACTGAGGGAAGTTTTCAGTCATCTCATGATACAACTGTGTATGCTTGTGTCTGCCTCGGCTTTGTAACCTGACCTTCCCTCCTATGAAGAACACCATACACCTGATCTCATCGAGTTTTGGCTCTGCATAATAAGCTCCTTCAACATCTTTCCAGAAGCCATCGCCTCTTTCCGACATTTCCATTGTGCCATCATACCCACACATTGGGTGGTATTGCGGCAACGTATCATCGGTGATAAACTTTCTAGCTATTAAATCTCGTAACTCCTCGCGAGTCTTGCCCTCTGTATCAAAATCATTACCATAGAGAGCTTTGACTCTCTCGCTTAGCTCTTTCCATTTCATTTTTTCCTCCTTGGGTTTATACCTCTCTTTCTCTCCCCTTATTATTATTATCATAGGGATAAAAAATTCTGGTTATTTACCACTATTTTACGATGAGATTCTTTTCCCTCATTGAGAAGTATCCCGCATCGTTTAAAATCAGAAAATCCCAAAAAGTCATGTCCATCAGATTTGACAGGTGATTAAGCATATGCGCAAACGCCAGATCTCCCGATGACGGAGACAGAAATTCAACGCCAACTGAAGGATGATTATGAGCCACTGCAAACGTGCCCGCATTGAGCAGCCAGGCCACCTTAAATATATGACGAGGATCCACGAAGACCATGTCATTAACGCCGAGGAATATATCATAACCAATCGGCATCATAGCGTTATTGAGAAATAGGACTGTCGCGTGCTCTCTATCGTATTGGCTTATGTTTTTGAAAATTCTAGCGAGGTCAACCGCATTATAGATCGGCCTGCCTTCATACTTGAAGGATCCGTCGTCTTCAAGGATTGTTTTTACCCTCTTGATCGCTCGGACATTTTCAAGACCATGCCTGACGTAATCATTCTTAGCTCCGCATCCACAATAAAAGCAGACCACCTCTTGCTTATTTTCCCGCCCGCATTCGGGACATTTAAATTTAATTTGCATTTTTCCACCTCTCAAGAGATCATCATATCAAATCTTGGTGTTATCTTGTCCAACTTTCTTTTGTACTTTCTTCTCAACCTCTCCATTAGGCAGTAAGTTTCAGCCGAGTTCATTCCTTGTAAAACTGCACGAGCTTCGTTGACGCCCCATCTGACCAGCCATTGGGACATTTCAAAAGCTGGCTTGGTTATTGGCTTCTCTCCTCGTCCATGAAGAACTTCCATGATTTCAACTATGAGATGGTTGATTTCACAGAGGATCGTTTCTCTTCCATATTTGAAGGGCTTATCGTGAATCTTTCTCCATATCTTGCCTGCCACCTCGTATTCAGGCAATTTCTCAAGAGGGTTGTAAGGCTTCGGCTTATTTCGACTTCTTTTGGCCACTTTGTCCTCCTTATACTTGTTAATCTCTCACCGCCTTTTTCACTGTCTCATACAGAGCATCCTCAAAACTGCCGAGATACCAACGTTGGAAATATTCATTCCAACCTAGGCCTATCTTAGCAACAACTACGCCTGTAGGACTCTTCATAGTCAAGTAGGCTCGTGATTCGTTTTCCGCTACCTCAATTTCAAGACCCAATTCGCTCTCCAGAGATTTCCGGATAGCTTCCAATTTTTGTTTTTTCATTTCTCTTACCTCCTCTTTTGTGTTTAATTTTTTCTCTCCCTCCCTCCCCTTATTATTATTATCATAGGGATAAAAAATTCTGGTTATTTGTGATTTTTTCTCACATCCCGCAGGATTTGATAAACCAGCGCTCTAGAGACGCCGAATCGTCGAGCGATGAGGTGTTGTGGCACGTTATGATCATAATAGAGCGAGATAATCTTTTTGGCTCTTTCTCTCCTCTCTGCTTTTGTTAAATTTCGCCTTGGCATGATACGCCCTCCAGAAATTGGAATAGGGACAACTTATCCCCTTATTATTATTATCATAGGGATAAAAAATTCTAGGTGTTCCTACTTTAGTAGGGCTTTTAAACGATCCATATCAAATCTGAGACCCGGACAGGACTTATATGATGCGAAAAAATGGTGTGGGTAGATCTTGTCGATCGAGATGTTGAAGAGCCGCATCCAGTACTTTATAACCCTAGCGCCTGTTATCAGTTGCTCCTCAGGAGGCTCCGAGATGTCGAAATTCCCAACGAAGCAGAAGCCCAAGGATTTGATATTTTGGCCGCGCGTATGAGCCCCCACCTCATCCCACGCCCTGCCCATAAAGACCTCATAACTCTCACCAACAAGCTCACATCCTGCGTGATAGCCAATGTCCCGCCACCCCAACACTTCGGTATGATAGCGACGGATAGCACTCCAACTAACAGTCTTCCCGTCTTTAGTTAGACTGTGATGTATGATGATTCTTTCTGGGACCACCCGCCACCTCCCGTCCATAGTAGTCCTCGACCCTGACCGAGTCGTTGGGATGATATGTCGAAACCTCAAAGAGAATTGTCGGCCTATGTTGGAGCCTCACGGGATCCTCATGCCACTTCAACGAATGCCGTGTTCCTGGTTTGATATGAACTGCTTCTCCCTCTCGATAGGTCTTCTCTACCAACACACCGCCTTCCTCGACAACAAAAGTCAAAAAACCTTCAGCCACATAAATTGTCTCTTCTTTCCGTCGGTGATAATGGAGACTTGATTGGTGATTGACAAAAATCACTAAGACCTTCCCCATGTACTTTTTAGGAACTTCCGCAAACCAGATCTCACGGCCCCAAGGCTTTGTTACCATCTTCATTTCCCGCCCCTTGCCGTCAAGATAGCGTCTGTTATTGTTAGGCCACCAATGAGAAACCCCAAAGCATATGTCATGAACTTGGTGTACTCAACCCACCACGAAAGATCCAAACCCTTGAACAGGCAAATATAATATGAGATGTTGACCAATACAGCCCAAGTAATCGTTGAGCCTAGTCTCCGCCCCCAACGTTTTTTACTATTGTTTTTCATAGAGTCTCCTTTTTATCAAATTATTTTGTAGCCAACTAAAGTGTTGGCTGGAGTGAGAAAGCCATGGGAAATTGGCTAAGAAGCCCAAAAAATAATCACTCTCATTGATTTGTCATAGAAATACGTTTTTCTACAAATTTTGCGGCTCGCCCCACAGCAGCAAGTTCGCCTTCTTTGTTATCCTCCCAATCTACCCCATAACGTTTAGCCTCGGCTTTTGTTAAGCCTTCCAAAGCAATTTTCTTCCAACGACTAACCTTTGGAGCCGTAGTCTTGTCTACCCAAGCTGCCGCAGACATGATGATCCAACCACCGCCTCCCTTCTTAAAATCTTTCTTCAGTCCTTCTTCCATGTCCTTTGATGACGGACGGCTGAAATCTTTGTTCCATGAATGGCCTCTCAGCCCCTTTCCTATAAGCCGATCTGCCCAAGTTTGTGCACCGTCAGAGTCGGCTATTATTCTCCGCCCGTATGGTTTGTAAAAATGTTCTTCCATCTCACATCCCGAAAGATGGAATCTGTCAAATGCCCACGCCGTATTTATCCCATGATAGGAATAGAGAAAATGGTTGTGTCGCTCGAGAATGTCCAAGTCGAGACTCTTACCTGAGCCTTCAATCATAATACGTTTCTTAGGAACACCAAGCTGAACAAGAAAATTCACTATTTCATTGATCCACTGTTTATATCGTTTTTCATATTTCGTTAGAGCATG